AAATATCAAAATATATTTGTTTATGGTTTAAATGACTATATCATAAAAATATCAAACAATCTGTAGTTATTATGATACTAAGTAATCGTATTATATATAGTTATAAAAATAGAAGACCTTAATAGGTCTCCTTGTATCTTATTTTTTTATCATATTCATATATTGGTTAGGAACACAACCTATCTTTTTTTGTAATTGGTCTTTATTTATTGTTATTATATTATTTAAAAGAATAGTACTGTTACATGATAAGCCACATTCACCTTTTAATAATTGAATATTTGTTGTATCATTTTTAAACTTTTTATTTGTATTTGAGGTTATTATTGCAACCTTAATAATAGAGTTATTTATATCCTCTAATATCATAACTGGTTTTACTCCATTTGAAAGGTTAGCTATAAAGATTTCACCCATTTTAATATCTAAATTAATCATAAAGTCCTCCTAAAAATTATTACATATATATAATAACATGAAATTACACATTTATACAATAAATTCATAAAATTAACAAAAAAGTATTTACATTATATAACACATGTGTTATAATATAATTGTAAGGGGGGATAAAAATGGCAAAAAAGAAAAAGAAAAAAGGAACAAATCAAGATGAGTTATTAAAAACTCAAATATTAATTGCTAAATTAACACTAATTACTGCAATAGTTAATTTAATAGCAACAATAATAAAGGCATTTCAGTAGCCAAAAGGGAGGACTGATACTCCTCCTGTTCCTTAAATCTTTTTCTTATAAATATTATATCAAATAATTAATAAGGGGTGAATATTTAGGTGGAGAAAGAATACAAGAAAGTTTTAGCAATTAGTTTATTAGCGTTAATCGTAAGTATAATAACATTAATAATTAATCTATTAACGTTTTAAGGTGGTGATAAAATTATGAGAAAAACAAGCGAAGCCCAATTAAAGGCTAATCAGAATTGGATAGAAAATAATAGAGAACGTTCTAATTATATGAGATCTAAAAGTTCAGCTAAAAGCTTTATTAGAAATAAGGCTACACTAGATGACTTAAATGACTTAGAATTGTTAATAAAGGAAAGACGTAATAACTTATTAGGGTAGTAATAATATAAAAAGACTAAGTATATTACTTAGTCTTTTTAGGAAAATTATTAATTATAATTGATAGTACTCATATTTATTTTATATATGTGTAGTATCTTTTTCAATGATTAAAATTTATTAAATTTACCATTATATTTTACATAACCACTCTTGGTGTTTACACCTTTAGAAGTAGTATATACAACATGTAATACTCCATTTTCTCGATAAAGTGGAGTTGCTTTTTCATATGGGTTAATAGTTCCTATAGAATTAGCACAACTTGATGTTTCATATACGATTTCTGTAGTTGAACCATTGTTCCATTGGTTTTGATAAAGGTACTCTATACAGTTAGTAGCATTAGTTATATAAGCTTTCTTTTCTGTATTATTTTCTAAATAAGCAATGTATACAAGCTGTTTACTATAAGATACGTCTAAAACTTTAATTTTAGTGCCAATTTCTATTATGCCACTTGTTTTATTTCCATTAGAATTCCTCAAATAAAAGAAATCATTTTTTATAGTAGCGTTATAGCCTTGTATACACTCCATAGAGGAGGTTGTATTGGTAATAGTGCTATTACTCTCATTAGATGGCGAATTGCTTATATCGTTTGTAAGAGCGTTTTTAAAGCTAGTCCATTTTGCCCAGTTGTTTGTTTTAAAACTATTAGGACAAGATTTCCTACTTGCATCATAGTGTCTAATTACTTTATTAATTCCTATATTATATTTATCCATTAAGTATTTTGTAAGATCTATGGTATTTCTAATAGTAGCTTGTGATGGATAACCATCTTTCTCTAAACACATTTCTATACTTACACTATTGCTATTAGTTATACCATATTTGCCGTTTCCATCTCCAACTGCCCATGAGTAATAATGATCTGTATCTATTATCTGAATTATATTATTGCTGTCTACGAAATAATCTGCACTTGCATTTCTATTACCACCATTAAAATAATTGTAATGATTTAAAGCACTTGCACCTGGATTGCCTGTATCATGGATTACAATATGAGTTGGCTTTATACTTCTAGCTGAAAAATTGTATTTAACTAACTTCCTTTGAATATCTAACATAAATCTCTCCCACCTTTAAATTATTTATTATTTTCTTTTTTATTAATTTCTTCTTCTAGTGCATTAGTTAAAGTTATTGGAATATAAACACCTAGTACATTTAGATTTGCTAATACACTTAATAATTCTTTAAAAATAAAAGAAGGAATAAAGAAATATAAAAGTGCATCGATTCCTGGTACAAATTTAGATACAAACATAAACATTATTAAAACAGTAATTTCTCCTAAGCTTTTAAATAAGCCATCTCTACATCTAGAACTTTTTAATCTTCTTTCCTTTGCTGCTACTACTATCCCAAGTATAAAGTCTATTATTATTTCTACAAAAAATAATATAAATAAAATTTCTATAGCTATGTTCTCCATTTTATTACCTCCAATGTTAAAATAAAAAATAGCCCTTAGATTAATAAGAGCTATTAGTATTTATTTTCTCTAATTCTATTTTAACTTCTTCCTGCCATCTTACGGGTACATCTTCTAAAGACATAGTTCCCTCTGTTATTTTTTTTACATATAACTTAACCATTTTCGCACACTCCTTATAAATTTCCTACAACATCTGCTAATTCTAAGATGCAATTTTCTAAATTATTATATTGTTCTAGCAATTCATCATAAGTTAGTTGTTCTTTTACCTGTTGTTTCTTTAATTCTTCTAAATGTTCTATATATCTTTCTGCAACTTCTTCTGCACTTAAATTAATATCTAAATTCAAATTAGCAATTAATATATCTTTGTTTTCTATATTTGTTACTCTGCCATTTTGCAGTATTAGAATAACATCTACAGTTCTAAGTTCTGGCATAGATTTTAAAACATCTTCTGCACTTATACCATTTATATTCTCTTTTTTATCCCAAATTTTATAATTCATAGTTTAATTACTCCTTTTATTTATTATCCAAAACATTCGACAATATTAGTTATGCTCCCATTATGTCCACCAATTGCAAATATAGCATCTCCTGTAGAACAGATACCCAAACCATATCTTCTATTTTTAAAAGGTGCTAAAGTTTCCCATTCGTTTTTTTCTACATTATATTTTTCTACTATATCTAAGATTTCACCATCTGCCGACAATCCACCAACTACATATATATAACCGTCTAATACTGCCGAACCCATTTCAGCTTTTTCGCTTGGCATACTTGCTTTAGTACTCCATGTATCTGTAACAGGATTATAGCATTCATTTGTTTTCGTTTCTGTGTTTGCAATACCACCAACAACATAAATCAAACCATCATTTGCACTACAAGTTAATAATCTTCTCGCAGTCGGCAAATCTGCTTTAGTTGTCCATGTATCTGTAACAGGATTATAACATTCATTTTTAGAAGAATTGCTCCCTGTGTAACCACCTAGAACATATATAAGTCCATCAACGACAGATGAAGTTAAGCCATATCTACCAGTTGGCATATCGGCTTTAGTTGTCCATGTATTAGTTGCAGGATTATAACACTCATTCGCTACAATGTATGGTGAACCACCTTGTCCACCAATTACATATATAAGTCCATTAACAACACTTGCAGTCATTCTTAACCTAGATGTTATTAAATTTATTTTCTGACTCCAACTATCGGATGCAACATTATAACATTCATTTCTCTGTATTTGCCCACTGGTAGACATTCTTCCACCAATAGCATATATATTTCCATTTACAAATATACTTACCAATCCAAATCGAGCTAAAGGCATATCTGCTTTAGTCGTCCATTTTGCAGTTAATATTTTTATTTGCCTATACAATTCTTCAAAAGTATTATTATTACTTGCCATTCCACCTCTGTCGTTAATTATACTAGCTATTAAAGTTTTCCCACTAACGACATTGGTAAAAACCTCATTTATCGCGCCCAGAACTGTTTTATTATTGGTTTCCAGTATCGGAAAAGTAGTTGTAGCATCAAAAGTTCCATCTTCTCCTTTATTGCCTTTGTCGCCTTTTGGACCAGTTAACCCTTGAGGTCCTTGTTCACCTTGCTCTCCTTGTGGTCCAATTGGTCCTACATCTCCTTTATCTCCTTTAATCCCTTGAGGTCCTTGTTCTCCAACATCTCCTTTTGGTCCGATTAAACCTTGAGGTCCTTGAGGTCCTTGTGGTCCGATAGGTCCTTGTTCCCCAGTATCACCTTTATCACCCTTTGGACCTGGAGTAAGTTCTATTGCTTTTAAATCTTCTTTAGTAGCATAATTGCTTAAATCAATATTTACATTTCCATCACTATTGTTTAATTGTGCATCTTGTATTTTTTTATCTACTTCATTTTTTGTATAAGTATTTTCTATTCTGTTTTTAAGAAAGGGAATTTCCGCCAAGCTTTTTTCTTGTTCATTTGTTAAAGTAGCATCTTCTCCCTTAGGTCCTTGTGGACCTTGTTCTCCTTGTGGTCCGATAGGTCCTTGTTCTCCAGTATCACCTTTATCACCTTTTGGACCTGGAGTAAGTTCTATCATTTGTAAATCTTCTTTTGTTGCATAATTACTCAAGTCAATATCTACATTTCCACTATTTAGCTGAGCATCTTGTATTTTTTTATCAACTTCATTTTTTGTATAAATATTTATTATTTTTTTATTTAAATCAGCTAAATTATTTTTGTTACTATTAATCTGTTCTTGTAAGTTAGCCCCTATATTTTCTCCAGTAATGCTTTCTTTTAAATTTTCATAGTCCTTTTTTATTGCATTTATAGCATTATCACCTTTATTATTTATACTGATTAAAGAACTATTTAACTTTGTATTTGTTTCAACTATTGTGTTATCTAATTGCTGTGCTTTATTTTCCAAGTTTTTAACTACTGCATTTAATCCACTAATTTCATTAGTTGCACTTATAACCTCACTAGAATTTAGTCTTGCTTCAACGTTTATACTAAAATTCATCGTTGCTATTGTTCCAGAAGAATCTTTAAGTTCTAATTCAAAAAGAGCTGTCCCTGGTACTTGGAAACAGCTATTTTTAACATTTACAGTTATTAAGTTATTAGAAACACTTATATTATCCTTCTGTTCTACAACAGAATTATTTTTCCTTTTACAATATAAAGCAACGGTTTGTCTTGTTATATCTTTAGAAATACCATTTTCAAATATGCTTATTTTAAAAATTATAGAATCTAAAGATTTTACAGTATCTACAGTTAGATAATTTTTTTTACAAATATCTAAATCTAAATTTATAGTCCTAACACCCATAATTTCTCCTAACCTAATTTTTCTAGTACATAAGCAAATAAAGTATTAATATGTTCTTCCAATACTTTATCCGTATCTAATTTGTAGCTTATTTTATTATTATTGCTAAATAAAGTTCCATCTTCTTTAAAGGTGCTGTAAGTAATAGCAACCCTAACACCATCTTTTAATTCTAATGTATTAAATTGTGTTATTTTCTTGTGCATATTCATTTTCCTCCACATATTCTTCTAATCTATAATTTTCATAGCCTTTTCTTTTTGCTTTTATTTCCCAACCAAAACTAATATCATTATCAGCTTGTACTATAAAATAGTCCTCATGTCTTTCGTTTACCCAAATATCCCCCTTCCCGTATTTTGTTAAAAACACTTGGTAGGTTATATCAGTAGTTATAACTTCCTTAAAGATATCATCTAGGTAAACTATGCACTCTCCATTTTCTATAATACTTTCTCCTACATCACCAAACAGATAATCTGCTGTTTCATAGGCATTTATAAGTCTTTTACCATAATTTTCTGTTTCTTGTACACAGTTTTTAGACCCACTTATGCTAAGGTTAGATCCACTTAAAGTTCCTCTACAGGCTATATTACCCATAGAACCTAAGTAATTAGCATTTATCTGTCCTTTTCCGCTTTGGAGTGCTTCTATATTCCCATTGCAATATATAGATCCTTCTACACCTAAGCTATTGTTTTTTATAAGCGTATAGCCTTTTAAAGTAGTAGTTCCATTAACTTCTAACTGTGCTAAAATAGTACCGTAGTTTTTAACTTCTAAAGAACCACCAACATAAAGAGTAGAACTTACCGCCAAAGTCCCTGAAACAGTTCCACTATTATTAACTTTTAGATATTTAGTTTCAACAGTTCCATTTGTACAATAAATATTACTTTCTACACCAAGACTATTATTTTTTATAACAGTATAGCCATTTAATATCATATTACCAGTTGCAGTAATGCCATCAGTTACAGAAAGACCATTTTTAGCATGGATTCTATCAGTTGCCGTTAGCCCTTTTTTAGCCAATAACGTATTATTAAAATACGCTGGTGCATCAGATGAAAAATAACAATCTCTAGCTAAATCTGTTATATAAAGTTTAGTAGCGTATGTTTCACCGTCGCATGATAGAATACCACCTTCTTCGATATAAACTAAAGCACTACCAGTAATATGAGGAGCTTTTAGTTGTGAAGACACAAATACATAGCCATCAAGATTTATTCTGCTAGCTTGTATTTGAACTACTTCAGCGGTTTGATTTATTGTAGAAATTATTTCATCAGAATTAACTTTTCTAGATACAGTTTGCTTAATCCCATCAGCTGTTTCTTCTATCCTTGAATATGATTCTTTCAAAGAAATTCCATCATCTTGTAAAAACGTATGGGGTACCGTATCTCCTTCAACAAGATTTATATATTCTAAAAATAGGACTACGTTAGAGTTGGTATTTTTCTTCAATCCATTATGGTCTATCCTCAAAGCTACATAATGAACATCGGAAGGTACGGTATATCCTTCTCGTCCTATTTCTCCAACGAAACCACTTGAGGCATCTCCTATCCAAACTTCTCTTATTAAATTTTTATCAGCTCCATAATGCCCTAGAAATACTTCCGCACCCCTAAGATTAGATTCTACCTTCATTTTAACTGCAAAACTTATTTTATTCGACGCCATTGCTTTCACATTAACATGATTTGAATAAATCCATCCTTCATAGTTCCACTCTCTTACGGTTATACCTGCTAAACCAGTCGTTGTTGTATAAAACTCAATATTACGCTTTCTTGAATTATCCCATGAATCAAATGCTTGTAATTTAAAATTACCACCTATAATTAAATTTTTCTGTAATCCTGCTGTTAAAGAGGAAGCTTGATCTTTAGACAAAAAGCTATCATCTGCATTTTCTTTACTAATATATGTGTTAGATACTTCATGCTTAAATCCATTAACGGTTTGCTCTGCTATACTTTGAGCTTCTTGACTTGTAATTTTAGATTGTATTTTTCCATCTAGAATATTAAATTGTGTATCTGTATATTGTATTGCATCTTGTTTTTTCTTATTAGCTATAGCATCTAATGCTTCCTCACTTTTAGTTCTAAATGTTGCAAGTGCTGTTCCATAATTAGCAAAAGCTCTTTTAACTAAAGTATTTTCATTTGTAGATATTTTCTTATCGGCTATTGCATCATTGATAGCATTAATAAGATTAGTATGAGCTGTATTATAAGAAGCTTTAGCGTTATAAAGATTATTTTTAGCTGTTCCAGTTAAATCAGTATTAGAATATAGAGAATTATAAACACTATCTATATCTTTCTTTTCAATTTCTAAGTTCTGTATCTGTTGCTTTATTGCAATAGCCTCTGCTTCATTAATTATTCCGTCTTTAAAAGCTTCATCTAATGTATCACCAAGGTTGTCCATGGCATCTTTAATATCATCTAGTTCTTTATTAACGGTATCTTTGTAATTATTTATAGAATCTTGTATTTCTTGTTCTACACTATTTCCATTACCCAGTTGTATACTAAAATTAGTACCATCAAATTTCATCCTATCATGGAAATTAAATGTTCCATTTTCTAAATTAATCCAAGTTCTATTATTTAAGCTAGATAATACTCCAGCTTCAATCATAGCGGCTGAAATTTTATTAGCTGTAACCGAATTAATAACAAATTTACCGTCACGTGTTATAGCAGTTTCAAATGGTCCTAAATATCCATTTTTAGAAAATCCTAAACCATTTAAATTCCAACGCCAAACCTTGGAAGCTGTCATTTTATCCTCAGTATCCATTATTAATAATTCATCTCTTGTTTTAGTTACATATCCTCCAAGACCAGAATTTATCATATTGGTTGCGGCATTTATAGCATCATCTAAAAATCCCTTTGAATCATTTATTTCTTCTTGGATTTTATCGATTTCCTTATTAATTTCTTTATTTATGCTATCCTTAACTTTTCCAAGTTCAATATTTATATATTTTTTAGTTAAAGAATTAAAATCATAAGCTACACAACGAGCCTTTACATCAATACATAAATCATCATGTTTAACAGTTACAGTGTCCCCAAGCCATAGAGTTTCTAAAATTTTATATTTTTTATATTCTTCAGTTTTACTTAATTCTACAAAATTAATGGTGTAACTAGTTTCAGGAATATCTATATGCTCTATTGAAAATAATTGTTTTCCAGCCTCTCTTAAAGCTTCTAGTGCTTCTTCTTTTGTATCAAATCCTTCATCATCTTCATTTTCTTTTACTTTTATATTAGAGAATTTGACTTCTTGAATTATTGGATTTGGATAGTTATTTATAAGTGGACTATCTATATACCTCTCAGGAAGAGTTAATCCATCATATCCCTTAACTAAAACTCTAGTGCATACAGTTTTTTTATTTAATATAGCATCTAAACCAGTTAAATTTTTTCTATATAAGATTTGTATTCCTCTATCTTTACCACGAACTTTATTAAATCTAATATCCCATTTATCAACTTCAATTTCCCCACCCCATCTATTTACAAAAGAATTATCTTGATCGCCAATTAGAGCAGTAACTACATTTTTATCAACTAATCTAGAATTATTAGTGTTTAAAATATCAGATGTACCAGTAAATCTATGAGGAAATTGAGTTGATTTTAATATTTTATTTAAAGCTCCAGCTCCTGTTTGCTTTTGAATAAATGTATCTTCAATTAGATTATCTTCAAGGTCAAAGAATACATGCTTAGCAGAAATATATACTCTCCCAAAAAGCTTTCTTATCATATAAATTCTAAAAGGTTGTTCACCATCTGGAGTTGGAGCCTTAATGATTCTGTCATAATCTATTTTATCTAAATGAGGAAATTTTGAGGGGAATACTGCATTTAAAACAAATGTATTATTTACTTCTTCTCTAACTACTGCACTTAAACAATACTTGTTTAAAATTGCTAATCCATTGCTTATAAAACTACTTTCTGTTTTATCATATAAGACTAACATTATACACACCTCCATTTTGGAATAATATCAATTTTAGATATATTTCCACTCCAAGATATATTATTCACCCCAGTTTTAAACTTTGGATAGTTACCAACCATATCATTTCCTTTATTTTCACTAGCTTTATTACAAACAAAAAGCTCACAATCAATTTCAACGTACTCATTTACATTGCTAATTGTAAATGTTGCATCATTAATTGTAAGCTGCATATTACCAGAACCAAATATTTTTAGATAAGGTTCACTATAAATTGTTCCTGGATTATATAAAGTTGAAGTTTTATTAGTTATTGTTATAGTTTTTTGACCTTGATTTAAGTAAAAAAATGGAGCTATATTAAAATTAAGACTAAATGCTAGACCTTTCTTTAAAATTCTTTGTAAGTTTGAAGGATAATCAACACTTTTAACAAAATAAAAACCATCTGAATTATCTGAAAAATATAGTTTATTATTCTCAATATTATTTAACAATCCTTTAATTTTAGTTATATTTTCATTAAAATCACTATTATATTTAGCATTAAAGCTTAAAGATATTTGTGAATCCTCATAAGCATTACTATCTATAGTAAGTGCCCCATTTCTCCCTTCTACTTCTACAAATTCTATTTTCTTTTTAAAGATAGGTATATCATATGTTTTAATGATTGTTAGACCTAAATCTTCATAACTATTAAAATTATTAAAATTAATACTTAACATCTATTTCCTCCAACTATAAGCTTCATCATTTATTAATAATTCTTCACCTATATAATTAGCAGTAGCCATTGCAACTTCTCTACCATCTATTTTAACTGGAACTGTTATTCTAATATTTTGATTTCCACTACCTTGATAGTTAGATAAAAGTCTAGAAGCTACATTTTCAGCTACTTTCTCAGCTGTTTTTAAAACAATTTTTTCACTGGCTTCATGGTTATATATTTTACTTCCTGATGGTAAGTTGTATAAATTACTTGAAGGTAGTTCATATAGCTCATAACCTCTTTCATGCATGTATGTTAATCCACCACTCCAGTTATTAGTACCAGTCCAATTCTTGCCTACACTACTTTGGCTTATAGAGGCATTAAAAGTTTTACCTTCAGGTTTCCAACTATTCCACCAATTTTTTAATTTATCCCATATAGTTAATATTTTTCCAGAACTAGTATCAACAGAATTTTCTATATCGCTATTCATACTTACAATCTTGTCAACAGCATCTTTTCTAGTATTTTCTGCACTTTCAACAACACCATCTCTTTGTCGTTTAGCTTCTTCAATTAATTTATTAGCTTGTTCCTCACTTAAAACACCACTCTCATTTTTCATTTTAGTAATTGCAGCAATTCTTTTATCATATTCATCATTAGCCGCTTGAACTGCTTTATCTCTAGAATCATTTAATTTTTTAATATGTTCTGAAGCTTGTTCTGCTGTAATTCTTCCATCATAATCTTTCATGCGTTGTAAAATTACCTGAGCTTCAATCTCATTCTCTGATAACGTTTGAATAGCTTGAGTCTTCATGTCTTGTTGAATTTGATTTATTTCATTTTTTTCATTTTCCTTAAGCTCTCTATTCTCTTTTTTAGCAGTTTCTAAAATTTCTTTTATTCTTGCAGTTTTTTCATTTATTATATTCTCTTTAGATTGATACATCTCTGATGTATTATTAATTATAAATTGTTCTTCTTCCTCAGAAATTGCTTCAGAGTTTGCAAAGAACTCATTTAATGTAGCTAAATCATTATCCTTACTTTGACGTATTGATGCATTTATTGTTTCACCCATTTGAGCATACTTTTGAGTCATTGAATTACAAGTCTCATCTGTTATAGCTTGGGAATTTATATATAAATCATCTAATGCTGATTTAACCTCATTATCCATATCTAAATATGCTTGTACTTGTTTTTGTGTTTCTTCTGAAATAGTAACAGTTTCTGTTTTAATTATCTCTCCATAAGCTGTAACTTCAGTTCCTATAGTTCTTATGCTATCTGCAAAAAGGTCTACACTTGGAACTACCTCAGTAGATAATACTTCATAAATACCATATCCAGCTAATCCTATTGCGGTTGCTCCTGCTACAAATGGAGCTGCCGCAACTGCCGCACTACCTAATCCACCAACTAAAGCACCTAATCCAGTAGCACCACCAGCTACTCCTGCCGCTGTTCCAACTGCTGTTGTAGATGCTGTAGTTGTTCCTAGAACTCCAGCTAATGTGGAAAGTCCTCCAGCTATACTTCCAATTGTTGATATTCCACCACCAACAATTTTTAAAGCACCTCCAGCAGCTATAGACATGGCTCCCCATTTAGCTATACTCTGTAATTGTTCATCGCTTAAGGAGCTTATTTTATCTATAAAGCGAGAAAGTAAATCAATACCCTTGTCTAGTATAGGAGATAAAGTATCTCCTAGTCTTATTCCCTCATTCATAAGTTCATTTAAGCTTTTCTTAAGTTTATTACCAGTAGTATTACTTACCTTTTCAAAAGCTGCATCAGTTGCTCCAGAACTATTGCCCATTTCAACTAACATATCATTAAATGCTTTTCCATCATTTGTAGCTAATACTAAAGCTGCTTTCCCAGCCTCTGTTGAACTAAACATATCAGATAAACTCTTATTATCTTTTTTAGCTTCTTGCGATATAAAAGATAATATATCCCCTAATGATTTACCATCAGCTGTTAATTCAGAAAAGCTTTTTCCAGTTTTATTTTTTAAGAGCTCTGATGTTATTGAACCAGATTTACCTAATTCATTTAACATACCATTCATATCATCTTGTTACCTTACAGGCTCTTTATCCTGTAACTCTATATATTTCTATATAGTTCAGACTATCTCTTTACCTTCGGCTTTACGTTAAGGTAGTTGGAGCTCGTGGATATTTCTGCATATAAAAAAGACACTCTCCTTGAGTGCCCTATACTTAGCTTACTTTATCTAGTCGTTACACCTTCCGAATGTTTCCATATCGACTTGGCTCGGTATTGCCTTATTAAATATATGTTCTAATATTTTATCAATATTATTAAATTCAAAATAAGGTATTCTATATAGTTTTATACCCATTTTTCTACAGTATTCATTCTTTATAGTATCTCTTTTTTTTACAAGTTTTAACTTACATTTACTTTGTAATTTACTTGCCCTAGTATTATCATAGTGAAATTCACCGTCATATTCTATTGCTATATTAAAATCCTCAATATAAAAATTGAAAGGCAATGCTTTTTTATTTTTGCAATCTTTAAATTTATATTGTTGCTTATAAGTTATATTATTATTATCAAGCCATTTACTTATTCTACTTTCGCCTTTACTGTTATTGCAAATAGGACACCTTTTATTATTTTTAAAGTTATCAAAGGTAGTATTATAAACATGATTATTATTACACTTTACGGTAATTTTTTCTTTGCAATTAATATAAGTACAACTTAATAAATCATAATCAAATGAATTTATATAATTAACAACATAATCATATTCAAACGGCATACTTTGGGTTTTACGTTTCAGTCCACACTTAGGACAAAATGTTTTCCCATTTTTAAAATCATTCCAAGATTTTAAAAACTTATTTCCACAATCACATTTAAAAATTAAATTTCTATCCCTAGCACCAGTGTATTTAGTGCTTATTAACATTACATTGATATCATTGATTTCAATATATTTGTTTATATTAGCTATTGTAAAAAGGTTATTTTTAGAGAAAAATTTAACACCGTTATTTTTTTCTTAAGTTGCTAAGGGACGTAAAACCAATATAGCCTTCAATATTTTTTACTTTATGACTGTAATTAGTGTTCCTATATTCACTATCTAAGAATGTATATCCATATTTTTCATATTCTTTAATAATATCTTCTAAATTTAATTTTTTCATTAAGTTAACTCCGTTCAAATAAGTTTATTATAATATGATAATAGCATATTTAAACGTCATATTTAACTTAGGTTTCACCGAATTCACCAACTTATTGCCCTAAATATTTCTATTAGGCGGCCCTATAAATGGTTAAGGTCGTTGTTTCTGCTGTAGATATACCCTTACTTGTCATTAGAGCATACCCTGCTCCTAATTGATCTAAGGATACACCTAAATTATTTGCAGTAGGTATAATTTTACCCATAGTAGATGCTAATTCTGAAACGGTAGTTTTTCCCTTATTTTGTATCTGTACCAAAGTATCACTTACCTTTGTTACTTCATTAGCCTCCATACCATAAGCATTTAAAATGGTTGTTAAAATGTCAAGTGATGCTCCTGCATCTGCAAACCCAGCTTTTGCAAGTTTAGTTGAATTGGTTACGAAATTAACGGCGTCTCCTGTACTTTGTCCAGCGGATATAGCATTGTAGACATTATCAGCAATCTCAGTTGCAGCAATACCTGATTCATTACTAAGATTTAATATTGCTGTACTCATCTGCTCCATTGAAACTTCTGATTCATCTGCAATAGTACTTACCTTTGCCATTGCATCCTCAAAGTCAACTGATAATTTTAGTCCTGCAATTCCAACTGCTGTAAGTGGAGCAGTTAACTTTAAAATCTTATCTCCAGCTGAGCTTACATTGTTACCAATATCTTTTAATTTCTTGCTATGTTCTTCAAGTGATTTGCTAGCATTTTTCCATTTGTTATCTTGGTCTTTAAGTTCATTTGAAACTTTGTTTAATTGTCCTTGTGTTCTTACAAGTTCAGTATTAGCTTTGTTTAATTCATTTTCATAGTTTTGAATTTGTTTAGCATTAGATTCAATAGCTTTTTGCTTATTGTTATACTCTTTATTTAGTTTATCTACAGCTTCTTTAGCACTTTTTGCCTCTTCTGATTCTTTGCCATAAAGCCTTACAGCCTCATCATATTTAGCATTAGCTTTTTCTAAACTAGCTTTTAGCTTATCCCTATCTTTTATATTTTCTTGCATTTTAGTGCTAGTTTTAGCCATAGACTGAGTATATAAATCTATCTTTTTAGATTGTAATTCAATTTGTTTTGTTAAGCTCTCTTGAACACTTCTAAGTTTTTCACCATCACTGCCAAAAGATTTTATTCCCTGAGATGCTAATTTTAAAGCTGATTGATTGTTTTTAAGTTGGGAATTTACACCTTTTATAGAATTATTAAAGCCACTACTATCTAAAACCATTTTAGCCGTTATTCGACGTTCTGTATCTGCCATAAGTTCCTCCTTAAAGCGGAATTAAATCAATAGCTACTGAATTATTATTTATATGTTCTTTATTATTAAGTAGCTTAGATTCTTCATCTAATAACATTTTTATTTCTTTAAAAGTAGAGTCAAAGAACTCTTCCCTTGAATAATTAAGATTTTTCTTTGCAATATAAAAAAGCCAATTAAATCTTACGTGTTTTTCAAAATCAAAAGTAAAATTTAATTGGTCATCTAGTTTTTTTCTTTTTTATCTACCCCTATGTAGTCTAAAAACACTGCCATAGCTAGACTTGGAACCTCTGAATATAGTGCAGTGCTACTTAAAGTATCTACCATTTCATCAAAACTCCATTTTTTTTCAACACAAGATACACTAAGTAGTTTAACTGCATTACTAAAAAATTTTTTACCATTCATAAGCCCATCAAATATAGTTCCTGCATTCCCATAAATATCATCTAATTCTATTATTGTTCTATTTGTCATGTTAAAATTAAATTCTTTATTATTTATTTTTAAAGTCTTTTTAGCCATATTATCTATCCTTTCTAATTAAAAAGATAGCTATAAATCTATAGCTATCTTTTTCTATATAAAATTAATTATTCACTTAAATTTGAATCTTTTTTAGTAGGAATAGTTACAGATGTAAACCAACTATCTGTTGCTCCCTCTTCTTCATCTTTTTTATGTTTCCACATCCCGTTTGATTTTAAAGGTGCAAATGTACCAACAAGTTTCCTTGTCTGAAAATTTGCCTTACCTTCTTTTTGTTGATAATCTTCGTCACTATCTATAAACTTACCTCTAAATAAAGTCATATACCTAAATTTTTTGTTGGATTTTTTTGCTCTAAATAACATAGCAATCTCTGGAGCTTTATCATTTTCATTATAGATAACTCCTCCACCTTCTGCTAACTCATGCCCTAAAATATAAGCTTCATCCTCAGCCGTTATATCAACTATATCAATTTCAGCCTCTACACTTTCAAAGGATTCATCACTATCCCATTTAACACCTTCTGCATAAAAAGGCTCCGAGTTAATACTTATCTTTAATCCTATGCTTCTTACTCCTGGTAAGTATCTTGGAGTGTCAAAACTCTCAATTCCCTTCGAATTTTCTTGTATTTTAGCTACATATAATTTATCAACATTCACAGTTGGAAATACTTGCGTTGCCATTATTTATCATCCTTTCCTTTATAAATTATTAAAAATATAAGAATCTATAGTAAATCTTAATGCCTTATGGTAAAGTCCTGTATTCTCCTCATACATGTCTTGAGATACTGTCCCTCTTATAAAGCCGTTATTTATCATGGAAATATTTATATTTTCTTTAATCTCAGTAAAATCATCTAAAGAAAATATATCTACTTGAATAAGAAATTCGCTATATTTTTCATCATTCTCTGAATAAAAATTTGGAGTATCGCTAAGAATCATGTATTCAATATATGGAGGTTTAGCATTTTTAGCATGAATATAATAAACTTTTTTATCAGCAGTTAAATTTAAAATTTCTTTAGTACTTAAAGTATTTTTTAAATATTTTTCTATATTTATTTAATTCACCTACTTTATTTAATATTTTTAAAAACTTCATTTGCAAGTGAATTTAAAGCTTTTTCTTCACTTCTAGAAACACTTTTTTCAAAATATCCTACATTAGCTTTTTGCTTACTTGTGCCATACTCCTGAAACATACCCCAAAAAGCACCAGCCTTAGCCTCTCCAGTAGTTCCCAAGCTATCTTTTTTTATAGATACTTTTATCTTGGACAATTTATCAGTATATCCTTTAGGAGTATTATCCTCTATTTCTTTAGCTATAGTAGTAATAGCCTTTCTAACAGCCTTTTTCTCATCTGCATCACTTAAAGTCATGCTTTGAACAAGTTCAGCAAATTCATCAAGACCTTCAATTTCTAATCTACCTTCCATGGGCTACCTCTCAATAGCTTTAATATTTATCCACTTATTTTCATACTTAATATTATCAACAAAAGATATATCAAAAGTCCTGTTATCCCAAGCTATTCTGTATTTTTTAGTAGCTTCTTTAGTTTTTAAATCATCGTAAAGACTTTTAGAATATCTTATAGTAAAATTAACTGTCTTTTCACTATGCTGAGATTTAGCTTCCCAAAATTCCCTGCCATAAAGATTATTAACTGTTGCAAAGGATTTTTTAAAATCAATCCATTTTTCAGTTTCAAAATTATTTTCATTTTGTTCAATACTGTGCTTTTGAATTTTAATAATCTTATCTAATTTAATCCCCATAGTATCACTTCCTACATAATTGATTAGCTATTGTATAAAAACTAGGTGAAAATTTAGCTTCTCCACTTGAGGAATTCATTAAATCATTAACCCCAAGGCTTATACACGCTATACCTAAATCAGTAACTATAACATCTTCATTAGCACCAGCATTCATTAAAAATTCCCTAATAGCATCTATATTTAATTTAATCTTTCTTTTCATTTCAGGATCATCATCATAACCAAGATATAATAAAACTGAATCTACTAAATCCATATATCCTCCTCAAAATAAAGGAAGGTGTTTTAACACCTTCCACTCATTTAATTTACTCTTCATTTGCTTTTGTTAATAGTATTACACCTTGAGCATCAGCTAATTTTCCATCAGCTATAGTTGTTGATTTAGTTATCCATTCATCTGTATCTTCATCAAAGTATCTTTTTATCATTATTTGCAGATTTGAATTAAACATGTAATCTTTTAAGTTTACTATAATTCCAAATACATCATTAACTTGTGCCGCATCATAGGAAGTAAGATAATCCTCTACTGGAACTACTTCTTTTCCTTTAAATCTATAAGATTCAGTACCATCTAAACCATAAGTTGTTCTAGCAATAGGTTGTCCATTTACATCTACCATTCCTAAAATATCACCTTCATAAGTTTCATTATTCATTATAAGAACAGTACCTGCTCTCTTTGATAAAGGAACTTTAGCAAAGATTTTACTCCATTTTTCCCATGAAGTAAGTTCAGATGGTTTTACAGCAATTTTCTGAGTCGATTTTATCTTTGTATCATTTATTATTCCTAAAGGTTGTTTAACACCAGTTCCAGAAATAATTGCTTGTTCTATAGCAACTATCATAGCCTCCGATACATTATCAATTATGGCTGATTCAAATATTGGCAGTGAAGTTGTATCAGCCTCTAATGATACAGCTACTCTACATTGAAGTTTATGATATGAGAAAGTTACAGTACCATCTATTATTTTCTTTTGTTTATCTGATACTTTCCCCTCTCCAACCCATGTTGCTATAGGTTTTGCACTAGATGTAGGAACAGTAACTCCCCCTTTAATATTGGTTACTGTAATTCTTGAAAATATATTTCCATAAAATCTTAATTTCTCAATTATTTTATCAAGAACATTTTTAGGAATTAATTCGCCTATATCGGTAGTTAACGTAGTTACATTAGATCTTAACTCTTCTGAAATTTTAGTTCCTTTAAGTACATGATTCATGAATGCATTTCTGTACTCCATATCCACGCTCTCACGGTTTCTTTTATTAGAACCTATTACATAACTACTAAGTGGATTAAAACCTCCCTGTGGGCTTATTTGTGTGCTTCTTCCCTCTGCTGGATGATTGCCTTCTCCATTACAGTCTATTTCATCTATCATTTCTCTTAATTCGTTAATTTCAGAATTTAATGCTTCAACTTGAGAATTTATACTCCTTAATTCCTTAATATCCTCACAAGTTTCTCCTTGGATTGATAAAGCCTTTCTAGCCTCTGTTTTTGAATTTAATAATTTTAATAATTTCTTTTTCATTTAAAAACCTCCTGAAATTTTAAGTCTTAATAATCTTATTTTTTCTTTTCTTAATTCTTCTGCTCCTAAGTCATCCGACTCATTTGACCTTGCACTATCCAGTGCTGCCTTTGCATTATCCAATGCATTTTTATCTCTAGCATTTATATCAGTTTCTTGGTAGGCTGGATTATTAACAGCACTTACCTCAAAAACCTTAGCAAATTTAGTAATTATTCTTGTTGGCATATCTGAGTCAAGGTTTTCCCACCTTTGCTCCTTTATTTTAAAGGCAAAGCTCATACCATCAATATCACCTCTACTTATTGCGCTATATAGTGCTTTAGCTTCTTGGTTATTCTCTATATCTAAATCAGCCCTTACAAATAAACCTTTATCATCTATCTGTAAATGCATCGTAGAGTTCCCATTATTACGTCGAGACCTTGCAAGTGGTATTTTATCAGCATCATGATTAACAAAGAATAAAACATCTGTTAAGTCACATCCATCAAAAGCACCACGTTCTATCTTTTCAAAAAACCAATTGCCTATATTAGTCATGCTATCAAAAACAACTGGATGTCCTTCTATCTTTTTAACACCAGAATCATCGATAGCTCTAAAATCATTGACATTAAAGCTTCTTTTTATTAAAAGTTCGTCCTTTAAAGAATTATTTTTCATTTCCTTCTCCTTTCGTATACTTTTTATTAAGCTGATAATTATCAGCTATATCCCTATTTATAAAGTTTAAACTCATATGTCTTTTATCCCCATCATCAAAAGGTGGATATCCAAAAAGCTCTAACAGTTGGTTATCTGTTAGAGCTCCTCTATTTCCTAGTATATCTGCAACTGCTATTTTATTTTTAGTATTAGTAAATAACAATTTCTGCGGATAAAAAATAACCTCATTTCCCATATCTAATTCCCTATCTGAAAACAATGTCTTAGTAAAACACTGTCCCAAGGAATTAATATCTGGTTCTAAGGTTCTTTCATAAAATGCCTGGTATTCTTCATCAGTAAAATTGCCAGATAATATTTCTAAAGAAACACCATAATTATTTAATATTTTTGACTGTATAAATTCTAAGGTTTCTTTATCTATAACAGTTGGATTTAGTCTTTGTATTGGAATATATTCACCTTTTAAATCAAGTGGAACTATACCAGTTTCAGAATTTTTAAGTTTATCCTCAAACCTTTTTCTCTCTTCTTCTTGTTTTTCATCATCTAACATGGTATTAACCTTTAATATCCCATTAACAGCTAAACTTGATTTAACGCTTTTATCCAATCCTTCAAGGATTACATTATTTATCTTTAAAACTTTTAGTAAATGAGAATTATCTACTCTTCCATTTTCATCTCCACCCATAAATTCATTCAAACTATAGTCTTTTCTCCAGTGGATTATATCCTCATAAGGCAATGTATAATCATTACCATTTAAAAATCTAAGTTTAATAAATATTTTCCCTGTTGTATCTTCTAAAAAATCCACATTGGAAGGCTTTAATGGATAAAATCCAGTATAAATTCTTTTATTATTTATAACTTCATAGGTAGGATAGATAAAACAATTATAAGTAGTTTCCCTAAGCCATACACATTTTTCAAGGAACTCTGCTGTAGTCATTAATGGATTTGGAGAAAACCTTAATAATCTATTTATAGAGCCTTTGACTTCCTCTTGCTTATCCTCTCCAACATGCCTTATATGTTTTGGTTGGAGCTTACTCATTTCTCTAGCTATACATCTAACACAATTTTTAACTACATCAGATGCATATATATCATCTCCAAACTGGGAAAATACAGGAGTTTTTCCTTCCAGCATTTTAGCATATTGATACTGCCTTTTCTTACCCTTAATATTTTTAAATATATTAAATGCCATTTTATCACCCCCTTTACCTTATAATCTCTAAATATTCTTTTCTATACATATCATAAGTTGCATAAGCAATAATAAGAGATACTGCTCCATCAATTCTCTTAGTTCCCGTATCATTAGGCTTTATAGGAAATATTTGACCATAAGGATTAACTTTAGCCACTGTATTTTTAAGACACCATGCATCAATAGGATTTTTATTATAGTTTATAAGATTAGCCTTTAAATCAGCTTCAACCATTTTCATAGGAGTAGATAAAGTATCATAATTTTGATTTATTCTTTGCATTTCAAAACCATAATCATCCATCTCTCCTACAAAAGATTTAGCATTCCATTTATCATATCCTGTTTTAAATAGCCTTATATTATATTTTTTATATAAACTAACAAACCAAGTTACTACATCACTATAATCAACCTCATTTCCCTTACAAACATGAACATATCCTTGTTTAGCCCACTCTAAGTAATTCTTTTTATCACTATCTGTAAGCTCAACTACCTTTGACTCAGGAATAAAATACTTTTGTATTATATATTTTATATTACTACCAGGCTTCATTATTAAAACTTTAGCACTAGTTAAATCTGTTGTTTCTGAAAGGTCAGCAGCACCAATTCCAATACTTCCTCTTAAGTCCACTATATTAAATTCAAGATCATTCACAATATCTTTATCCATAAGCCATGCCTCAGAACTATTTTGTTTAAAATTAAAGTCTTTAGATAATGTAAACACCCTTTCAGCTTTATCATGTTGAGCCTTATTTAGTTGGTCTCTTAAATATGCTACTTTTTTTACAGTTCCAAGACTAGGATTTGATTTAAACCAACTGCTTTCATCCTGGTAAACTTCAACTTCACTATCTTGTGTATACAACCAAGGCAACAAAGTATGGTCTATTATTTCTCCATTCAAAACCTTTCTAGCATACTTTAATTCCTTATCTAAATATCCATCATCAATAAATCCTTCTGTTGTTATATTTACAAACACGGGTTCATCTTTAATTGACTGTGACTGCTCTATTGATTTAGCTATAACATTATCTTTCATTTCGTGGCTTTCATCTAGAATTGCAAACTCTATATTTCTACCTTCTTTATTTCTAGTTTTATCACTTAGTTTCTTTATGGTAGATTTATTCTTTTTATTAAATATACCTTTTAAGTTTTTATGAGTTCTTTTATCCTTTGGGTCAAACATTTCTCTCATATTGTTTATTTCATCAAAAATAAGATTAGCCTGAGCATCATCATTTGATGAACATATAATGTCTGAGCCATTGTTCCCTATCATAAATTCAGTAAAACTAAGTGCAGCACAAAAAGTACTCTTCCCATTTTTTCTAGCTATTAGAAGTATTAACTTTTTAAATCTTCTAAGACCTGTATCTTTCCATTTAAAAGAATAAAAAGCATCTATAACTGCCTTTTCCCATAATTCTAATATGAAAGGCATACCGTTAAAGGGGCTTTTAGTATGTTTGCAGAAATTCTCTATAAACTCTATTCTTATTTGTGCATCCTGGCAATTATAAATCCAGTTTTCATCTTCTAAATCAACTATAAGATTAGATAAACAAGTTTTTAATTCATTTCCAAGAATAATTTCTCCTGTTAATGATTTGTTATAGTACTCCAGTAAATAAGAGTACTGACCATTTATTAAATTATTCTCTAAATCTACTACATTCATCTAGTTACCTTTAGTTTTTTCTTTAACCCATTTATCAAATGCATCATCTTCTTCAACGGAATTTTTTGATAGGATTGAATTTAGCGCCTTTAAATTAAGTGAATATATATTTGCTGTTCTTCTATATTCATTTGCTATTGGCAATTGCTTTTGAAGTTCTGGTTTACTTGGATGTACTTTTAACATTCCTGTCTTAGATAAAATTTCTCTCATCTCACTTAACTCAGATTTAATGTAAGCTGTTTCCTCTATTAATCCCTCAACTAATATTCTTTTAGATTCTTCTACATTTTTAAATATTTCATTTAATTTATCTAATTCTTTTTTATATACTTCATTTTTTGAAAATTCACTCAAAATTCCCACCTCGATTTCATTTTTTTGATTTGTGTGAATCTACTC